AGCCACTGGAGATGCAGGAGCTGTCCGATGAGGAGCTGTTCGACCAGTACGGCGCCATCCGGCCGGACGTGGCCCTGTGGGCCGAGTACGGCGAGTGCCTGACCTGCCACAAGAGCCAGGGCAGCCAGTGGAAGAAGGTCGGGGTAGTCTGGGAGTACAGCATGCAGCGGAAGTGGACCAGCACGGACGAGGACGACCGTCAGTTCGCCCGCGAGTGGGCCTACACCGCAGTCACCCGCGCCGTCGAAGACGTTCGCATCTGGGTCATCTGATGCGCGCGCACCTCGACATGGCCAAGGTGTACGCTCTCGAAGAGTTGGTCAGCACGTTCGCAGGGAAGTCGCTTGGGCGATACCAGCCACACACGATGCAGACCATCTTCGCGGACGTAGGCTTCCCCATCATTGGCGCAGGGGGTCAGCGGATCGTAGTGAGCGTGGACGCAGCTCATGTAGGCAAGATCGACCTCGATCCGGAGGGAAGTGCGAACCTGCTCGAAGAGCAGAACTACCGTGACTGGTGGAAGCTGCGAGATCTGCTCGTGCCGGTCGTGGGGACCTACGCCGACGGGCGCCTACTCATCATGCGTCGAGCAAAGCCCTTCTATGCGGGGGGCGCCCCTCGCGGCTGGGTGCGGAAGCTGGCGGCGGCGCAGGAGGTCATGTGGTTCGTCGATGACGCTTGGATGCCGCAGAACTGGGGTATCTATGATGGGCGCGTCGCCATGCTGGACTACGCGCAGGAGGCGTCTCGCTGATGGGCAACATGACTCTCCATCGCGGCGTGCTGACCGATCTGGACTCCGGCGACACGGCGCCTCTGCGACAGATCGGAAAGGGCGCGTTCGCCACGGTCTACGAAGTCGTCGGCAAGCCCGATCGAGTAGTCGCTATCGTCCCGGACTGCAAGCAGGACTTCAGCAAGGAGCTGCTCGCCCGCATCTGGGAGGACGAGCGCGGGAATCCGCACATCCCCTACGTGCGCCGGCTGGGCAGCTTGCCGGACAGTGAGGCTTTCGTCATGCCGCGGTACCAAGTCCCCCTCCGAGCGGCCAACAAGGTCGCGTGGGCGGACTACCGCACGCTGGAGCGCTGCTGGCGTGGCCTCCATTGGGCCGACCGGCAGTTCGGCTACGTTGCGATGGAGAAGGTGCTCGAATGCGCTGAGGGCGTCGTTTCGCCCGGGGTGTTCGAGGCTCTGGAGACCTTGCGGGACTACGCTTCAGACTACGGCAGCGACTACACCTTCGAGTTTGCTCCGCGCAATCTCGGCGTAGACAAGAACGGCACCATGATCCTGCTCGATGTCGTGTTCAGCATGGCTTCGATCCAACGAATCCGAGCGGGGAAGGGATGCTGAAGCGCCGCCCCAAGATCACCTGCTCGCGCTGCCGCAAGAACGGGATCATCAAGATTCCCGATGCCTTGTCCAAGAAGGCGGTGAAGCTCTTGGTCGAAGCTCTCCGGGGGTACCAGGAAGAGCGGGCCCTGCGGAACGCGGACCCGCGAGGCGAGGCATCGGCGCTCCTCACCGATCAGGACATGCCCTATGGGCTGTTGGGGATTGGCTTGTTGCACATCACCGTTCGGCCCCTGGGAGGTGCGGGCGGCTGGTTCGTGGCTCCCGGTCTGATCGAAATCGACCCTGGTACTCGTTTCCACCCGCACAGCATGCCAACGCTGCTCTACGTGCTCCGCCACGAGCTTCGACACTTCATCCAGTTCGCGCTGGGGCAGAAGGATCGGTTCTTCAAGACCGTCCCAGATCGAGACCGGAAGTATCTGGTGCAGTTCGGGCGGTGGGGCAAGCCCAAGGAAACTCGGGGCATGCCGCCGCGGAAGGCCCGGGGCAAGAGTGCCGAGTCGCAGGTGTTTGGGGGAGTGGCGCAAAGCGTGCCCTGGGAGCATGCTGTCCGAGACATCGAGTTCCAGACGCGCCTCGGCGACGAGGTCGAGCTGTACGCTGACTCGGTCGCGAGCGGCGATTACACGCCCGAGGACGCTCTCCGGAAGCTGTCGAACACGCCTTCCTTCCGTGTCTGGCGCGAGCATGCTCCCGAGAAGTTCCGTGCAGGAATGAAGAGCGCTGCGGCTGAGTTCCACGCCATTGCAGCCAAGAATGCCCCCGTCAAGAAGGATTGGCTCGGGCGCCCCCTCACGCCGCTGCGAGAGCAGCTCCAGTCGAAGATCAAGCAGAAGGCGGCCGGCAACCAAGCGCTCGGTCAGTCCCGCGCGGACTTCGATGCCCACAACCGCCCGATCTACCGGGTCTACACCAAGGACGGCCTCCGAACCGACAAGTACGCCTACACCAAGGAGAAGGCGCAGGCTCTCGTGGAGAAGCTCAACCGGGGGAAGGGATGATCCGGCGCACGAAGAAGAACGGGCTCATCAAGCTCCCTGAACCGCTGGTCGAGGCGACGTGCAAGGCCGCAATCGAAGCGTGGGTCGAGTACGACAGCCTTCGCGCCCGCGGGGGCTACCCAGAGTCAACGGGTCCTGTCGGAGAGGGGTTCGTGATCTTCCATCCTGGCGTAGAGCTTCCGTACGGGCTCAAGCCGATCGTGAGCGCTCTGAGGGTAGTTGTCAAGTATCTCCCCGAAGGGGCAGCAGCCTGGTTCGAGGCTCCGGGCACCGTTGCGATCGACCCTCACAAGGTCCGGTTCTACGAGGATCGGACGATCTCCGCCAGCCTCCGAGAGACCGTTCGCCACGAGCTTCGGCACCTCGTCCAGTTCGCACTCGGTGGGCGTGGGTCACGGTTGACCCTTGACGGTGCAACGCTTCGGTGGGAGTCGTCGAAGCGAGCGCGCGGGATGCCTCCGCGGAAGGTGCGAGGAAAGGACGAACTGTCGCAGGTGCCGGGTGGCACTGAGTATTCCGTCCCCCACGCCCACGCTGTGCGGGACATCGAGTTCCACACGCGACTCGGCGATGAGCTTGAGCCGCTGGCTGACCGCATCCGGCGCCGAACGGGCTCGGTTAGCGGTGCGATGGAGCTGGTCGAACGTAGCCTGACCTTCCTGCACTGGAAGGCCCATGCCCCCGAGAAGTACAGGCATGGCCTGAAGATCGCTGCCGCAGAGTTCCTGAAGGCAGCCGACGAGGCGGCAGCAGCGAAGGAAGCTGCGCACCGCCAGCTCTACCCGCAGCGTCGACCCCGCGGCGATGAGCTGCGTTCCGCGCTCGCAGCCGCGGTCCAGAAGAAGAAGCTCGGGGCTCAGCAGAAGGCAGTCGAGATTCGCCGTGAGAACGATCCATACGGCCGCCCAGCGTTCTTCGTCTACCGCGACGGCAAGAAGACCACCAAGTACGCCTACTCCAAGGAGAAGGCCATGAAGCTCGCAGGCATCGCATGAATCCATGCACGGGAAAGCACGATCGGCTGATCGCCGACCTGCGCAACCAACTCGTCCCACTGTATGCGGACCTCTCCCGCCTGTTCGATCTGTGCGCCGCGCACGGAATCGACCAAGACGAGGAGGTCTACCGCACCATCGACTCGATCAAGAACGACTACAACGACGTCGAACTCCTCCTCCGATCGTACCAGGAACGAAGCCCATGAGCCGACGGAACCCCATCCAGCCACCTCGCGCTGAGTACCCAGAGCGCCGGGGGTACGCTCGAAAGACCGACACGTTCTACGTCATCGGGCTCTGGAACGGTCACCTCTACTCTCGTTGGATCGCTGGACTTGGCTTCTCGAACGAGCCTGAGCTGTTCATAGAGTATCAGGACGCGGTAGACGCCGCAGACTACGTGGAGGACGAGGTTCCAGAGGTGGAGGGGTGCCTCGACATCCTTCAGGTATCCTTTCGACCTGTTCACCTCGGAGCGCGGACGTTCAAGGAGGTTGGGCGGTGATCCGCAAGAACTCTCACTGCTCGACCAAGGAGCGAGACAGGCTCTTCGAAGAGCTGGCCGCCGCTCAGCGGTACAAGCCAGAAGAGGCGATGCTGAAGCTCCAACACTCGCAGATCGCCCAAGAGTACGGCTGGCTCTGTGAGCATGTTGGAGACCTGACTCACCGCATGTCAGAGAAGTTCTCTTGGTTCAAGGGTAACTACCACAACGTCGGAAACAAGGTCGACAAGACCCTCCGAGTGCTTCAGCGAGCCGCTGTCAACATGGACCGCCAGATCCGCAGCAACGTGGCTTACGTGGCGGAACAGGGAGACGATCCAAAGTATCCCAAGACTGTTGCAGAAGCCGAGGACAAGCTCTACGCCCTCGGGCGGGCCTACGCCATGGCGCATTCCAAGCTCCGTGTCTACAACAAGGCGCAGGCGTGGGCCCGAGGAGCTGCTATCGCGCTCGGTCGGCAGGACTTCGACATGGCTGGAACCTACCTCTACAACCTACAGGTCGAGCTGGACAAGGGCGAGGACTCGTGGGAGCGGTTCGCGGGTGAGTGCAACCCGGAGTACGAGTCATGATGATACAAGAAGGCAAGGACGCCCGAGGTAGGACGATCTACATGGTCGGCGACCGGTGGTTCTACACCCGCGAGAAGGCTGAGCGGGCCGCGGGCCCGGCTGGCGCGGCCGGCGCGGCTGCGCCCCGCTCGACGGTCGTCGGGTTCCTGCTTGGCGGAGGTACGATCACCACGACAGGGGATGCCGTCCGGCCCTTTGCCGTAGTCGAGGTCTCCCCTGGCAAGCGGCGGGCGTTCTACATGAGCACGGGGACCGGAGGCCACACGCCCGCGGGCTCGTGGAACCTCTTCGGCGGCATCAGCTCGAACGGGTGGTTCATCAAGCCCTACGAAGGCAAGCGCGTGGCCAAGTACGACGCCGTGGAAGCCGCTCTGGGCGCTGCGCTGGGCCGCACGCCGGCCGCCGCCCAGAAGGCTCTCCAGGCGCTCCCGAACGCGCTGCACGTCGCGCAGGCAAGCCCCTCGGACTTGGCGGCCGCCGCCGCACTGAAGCGAACCTACGACGTCCTGTACGCGAAGGTCTGGGACAAGCCGCCGGGCTCCAACTGGATGGAGTGGCTCGACTCCCCCGAGTCGCGGGCGTTCGCCGCGCAGCGGGACGAAGTCGGCCGTGCGTACAACGCCTTGGTGAAGTCGTTCGGGATGGGCTATGCAGAGAAGCTCAACCGCTACCTCGAACAGCTCGACGCGGTCGCTCCCGACGTAGAGCAGCCCATCGGCTATCATACCGTCGCCGCGGCCAAGCGAGCCAACCCCCGAACCGGCCCATGAAGCGCCCGCTCATCTTCATCGACCTCGACGAGACCCTCTGGGCCTCGCGCATGCAGAACGGCTGGAACATGCTCCAGCAGGCTGAGTGGGAGCTTGCGCACACGACCCAGAAGATGGAGGTCTCCAACGATCGCATCGCGGCGCTGCTGGCTCGGCGCATTCCGTCGATCCAGCGCGAGATCGAACAGGCGCGAGAGGCTGAGACGATCCAGTTCGGCGACGTGACCTACGACTTCGTCGTGAACCCCTACGCCGAGGCCGTCCTGGCCGAGCTGGCCAAGTACGGCGAGCTGTGCGTCTTCACGGCAGCGAAGCGAGACTACGCCGAGGGCGCGCTCCACGCTTTCGGCCTCGCCCGGTACTTCAAGCGGCTCTACTCGACCCGAGATGCCCTCAACGACTGGTCGGTGCTGGAGAAGGGCCGGCGGTTCGTGCTCCTCGACGACGCGCAGGGAGCTTCTCGGAAGCTCGCGTGGGCCTTGAAGATCATCGCGACGCCGAACGATGACCTCCCCGAAGGGGTGGGGGACCAGCTTCGCGCTAACCACATCGCGAAGGTCGATCCTCCGTTCACTTGGGGCAGCGACGGCATCGGGCTCCCCAAGGCAGCCCAGCGCGCTATCCTGCTTCTCCGGACGCCCGCTCGATGAAGTGGCTGCGGCCGAGCACGGTGGCCGCCTGCGAGGCGGAGATGGCCCGGCGAGGCGTCGCAGCAGTAGCCCGAGGAGCGAAGCGCGGGGCCACGCTCTACGGCTTCATGGAGGGCTATCTGCGCTGGGGTCGCCCGTGGGGGTCGTTTCCTGCTCGGCCGGGTGAGACGTGGGCGCAGCGCCGGGCTGGTTTCCTTGCCCGCCACCTCGCTCAGGTCGAGAAGAACGCGGAGCCTCTCTGGAGGCCGGACGGCAGCCCAACCGACCGGCACCTCGCGCTCGTGGCGTGGGCGTACTCCCCTGAGCCAGCCCGTCTCCTCCACTGGATCAACGGTATCCGCGATACCCCGCCCGCGAAGCCGCGTCGGCCTGTGCGGCCTTCGTCCACGCCTCGGCGATAGCCCCCGAGATCTCCTTGTCGGTCCAGAAGAAGGTGTCATTCGTGCGGCTGTTCCATACTTCCTCGGGGCTGCCTTCGCGGGTCAGCTTGTAGGTCTTTCCGCCACTCTTCCCGTGGTAGGAGACTTTCGGCTCAACGTAGGAGACGACCTCATTGATCCACCCAACCTCGATGGTGAAACCCGTGATGAGGAGGGACTTCACATCGTAGACAGTCACCGACTTCCCGCTGTAGATCGAGCCCTTGCCCTTGCACTTGGCGCAGGGCAACTCGTGCGTCTCGCCGTCCAAGTGCGGCACAAGGAAGACCTTGGCGCCTTCGCAGGCACCGCAGACAGGGTCCACACGCGCGTCTCGACTCAGCAAGAAGAAGAGCTTGTTCCCGATGTTGTACTTGGGCGTGACTGTCACGAAGAACCTCCAGAGCGCTTGAACCAGTGGTTGTGGATGTCCAGTGCCCAGCCGTCAGCGCAGGGGTTCATGTCGAAGTAGGAGATCAGCGCATCGAACAGCGCCGCCTGTTCCGCTTCGGTCTCCGGAACCGGCCGGGAGAACCTGCTTCGTGCAGCTCGGATGGCCCGGTCGTCCATCCATCCGGGGTACCCCATCGCCGCGTAGTCGCAGCCGAACTCCAGCTCCTCGTGGCTCCACGGCAGGTCTGGGTGAGGCTCTGGGTAGGGCACAGCGCGCATCTCGCGGTAGGTCTGTTCGATCTGAGGAAGGAGGCCCCGCTCAACCCACGCTCGGATCCAGCTCATGTGCGGTTCGATCTTCTTGTCTTGCCCCCAAACCTTGAACATCGACTGCGCAACCGTCGCAACGTCCACCCCATTGGGAGGCCCCGCGAAGAGGACGAGCCGCGCGTAGACGCCGCGGGGATCGTCCTGCACCGTCAGTCGGAACAGGTCATCCATGGGACTCTCCCTTCTGCCAGCCACGGACGAGCGCCTTCAGCCCTTCCATGCGTGCGTTGTACTCCGCCCACGTAGGCTGCTTGACTGGCTTCTGGCTCAGGGGGCTGATGCTGTCGAACACGATGAACTCGCGCTCGTCCAGCTCTCCCAGCTCGCCCCGTACCCGCTCGATGTACTCCCGTGTGATCAGAGGAACGTCCGTCGCGCGGAACTGAGCCCGACCCTCCGCCGAGAGGGTGGCCAAGGCAGCATCGCGGAGCGCGGAGGTGCCGTAGGTGCTGTGGCGGATCCACACGGCGGCGGGCCAGCCACGCTGTTTGCGGTCGGCGGGGTTCGGCCGCCACTCGATGGTCAAGAGCGAGGAGTTCATCTCACCCCGCCTATCAGGGTATGTCGAACCTGTCAAGGCAGGAATGTGGTCAACTGCCAGAGTTCTTGCTCTCCGCAGGGAGCCGCGGTAGGATCGAGGCCCATGGCAGACAAGCTCGAAACCCGGTTCCACCGACGCGCGCTCGCGGACGGGAGCCGCAAGACCTACCGGCACGCGGTCAAGCACGTCGATGGCGCCGAGACCGTTGAGGAGCTTGCCGCCGACCTCCAAGCCGCGTGCCAAGGGCGCCCGGTGGGCACCGTGTGCGTGCGGAAGGCCACGGCGATGCACTACGCCGCGGCGTACCTCGGGGACCAAGGCGGCGTCGGAGCGCTCAAGTCGCTGCTCGACGACGACGTGAAGATCAAGGCCCGGCACAACGCGCTGGTCTCGGGCCTCAACCGCATGCAGCTCGCCGTGCTCCGCAACGCGGACATGCCCGCGGACATCCGGCTCTGCCTCGACCTCATGCTCGGCTGCGGCCTGCGCTCGGAGGAGGCCCGCAGCTTGCCGTGGAGCGCGGTTCGGGCCAACGGGCTGCACGTCACCGGGAAGGGTGACAAGGACCGCGTGGTGCCCCTCTCCGGCGGCCTACGCAAGCGTCTGGCGGCACGGCACGAGGATGGTGCCGAGTTCGTGTTCCCGGGGCGCTTCGGGGGCTCGCTCTCGGAGAGCGGACTCTGGAACTGGATCAAGAAGCTGCGGAAGCGGCACGAAGAGCTTGCCGACTTCCACCCGCACCAGCTCCGGCACAACTACGCGGAGGCGCTGCTCGACGCCGGGTGGCAGCTCAACGAGATCCAGAAGCTCCTCGGCCACACGTCCATCGCTACCACCGCGATCTACGCGCAGGCGAGCCGTACGAAGCTCGACACCGCAGCCGACGTCGTCGAGGCCGCGTTTCGTTGACGCCCCGGCGTCAACGAACGGGAGCGTCGTAGCGCTCGGCCTTGTGCAGCCGACAAGCCCACTTCTGGAAGTCCTGCCATGTCTCCCGATCCACGTAGAGAACGTCAGGGCCGAAGCTCGGCCCTGCCGCCCAGAATGGCAGTGGAGGGAACTGCATCTGGAGGACGAGCCGGAGGATCACGGGCCCCACGGAGCGAGATGCGGGCACGCCGGGTCGGCCACGAGGTAGGGATAGACGCCTCGGCAGAACTCAGACAGGGTGAGGGGCCGGTCCGATTCGTCTACGACAGCCTCGCGCATCATCGGGTGGGAGCTGAGCAGGACCACAGCGCCTCCATGACGGTTGGCCCACACCTGCCCTGCTCGAAAGCCTGGCACAGGGACGGGCCACCGCCTGTCGATCTCTGCCAGCAGATCGCCGACAGGCTGAGTGAGATCAGGCCCTCCTCCGATGTCGGGCGGGGACCCATCGCCGTAAACGAAGAACTTGCGCCGCGGTGCGAGCGACACGCGGCACCCGTCAGTCCGAACCCACTCCACCGTTTCAAACTTGCGCATCTCCCCAAAGCGCCACCACGGACGGTCTTCAACCCGGTCTCGGGGCTGAGGGAAAGCAGACAGGACAGCAGCGGGCAGAGGAGTCACGCCAGCTCCTTGATCTTGCTTAGCAGAGCCGAACGGATCTCCGCCCGAGTGTCGGGGGCGATCCCCTCCCACGTCTGCCGGAAGCCGCGGCGACCACGTAGATCGTCCAGCACCGCATCGACAGCCCCCTCGAACCGATCTGGTCGGAGGTCGGGTACGAACGTCGAGGTGATCTTCGCGTCTACAGCGGTTCCGTGTTGGATCACGTAGGAGTAGGACTCGTACAGCCAGCCGCCCAGCCCTGCCCCGGCTTCTTCTTCGGCAGCTTCCGACTCACGACGGCACCTTCCCGAGGTAGTCACGGAGGAGGGCCGCAAGAGAGACGTACTCCCACCCACTCTCTTCGAGGCCAGGCTCCGCATCCCAAGAGACCTCGAACTGCCCGTAGGCGAAGCGCTCGAACTTGGCGCAGATCCTCCCCTCCAGCTCCGGATGCTGGTTGCGGACGAGGTTCTGCACGTAAACGCAGGCCGCGCGTTCCAGCTCTTCCTGGAGCCAGAGATTGACGGAGAAGGATGGCATACCAGACTTGTATCGCAGAGATTGCCGGCTGTCAAGAAATCTTCCCGAACTGCGGGCCGGGCGGCTGGCAGGAGACGTAGTCTCCTGCGCCGCCACGCACGTAGGGCATGACCGGAGCACTGCATCCCACTCTCTACCGAAGGTAGAGAGCCTCGGTCAGCCAGAAGGCCCTACACGCGCGTATTGGAGCTTCAATCTGACGAATCGCCGAACCCCGTCCAGAACGAGAACGGGAAATATCTATTTCCTGTACCCCCCTATGGAGCCCCGGAAAGCGTAGGTTCAACCGCAACTTTCGCGAAATGGCGATGTCGTGGACGCGCCACGCGATGCCCGTGCGTTTGTGGTGTTGCGGCTGTTGTGCCGGTCTGCCATCTTGGGGGGTTCGATCCCAGAGGGATCGAGGGGTCCAGCCGCGAGGCGCTACTCGGGCTCCTCGGGAGGGTCTCCTCCGTAGGAGGAGGGCTCGGCCTGTGCCGAGACCAGCCGGCGGATGCGCGCTCCCTCTGGCGTTCGGATCGGAAGGTTCTGCATCGAAGGTTCAGAGCACCGGAGTCGCCCCGTGACGGGCATGGATGGACGACAGTAGCCCCCGTCACCGACGACGGGCCAACGCCCGCACAGAACGCACAAGCCGCCATCCCCGAGCTGGTGCGCCATCATCCTTCCTCCTCTCGTGCGGTCAGGGCCGCCGCCTTTGCTGCCTTGCGCGTCTCGAACAGGTAGCTGAGCGGGACCGTCAACCGGATACGACAGATCCGATCCTGCGGGTCTTCCGCGTCCACGGTCGCGGTCCACTCACCCCCGCGCCACGACGTCCACGCCTCGACGACCACTTCGGTGACCTCGACCCGGTAATGGGTGTGCTGGTACTGGCCACAGCGCGGGCACAGCGGAGGCCGCGACACGAGCGCCCAGCACTTCCCGTAGAACTCTCCGGGTACGATCTTCACGGCTCCTCCAGCAGGATCGCCTTGGCCGCCACCTCGCCCAGCGTCATGCCGGCGAGGATCCCCCCGCCCGCGCGGCGGATACGCCAGCCTCGACCGACGCGGTAGAGCTGGTCATCGGGCCCGAACTTCACGCGCGTGAGCAGAACGCCCCCGGTCGCAGCATCGAGGAGGTTGGGGATCCACCCGGAGCCCTTCGCGGGCCAGCCCCACGCAGGGAATGCCCCCGCGTAGGCGATTCCCATGTAGCGCCGAACGTCTTCGTCGCCCTCGTAGCACGTCAAGGCGCAGCGGTAGGCAGGCTCGACGGGCTTTCCAGCAACACAGGGCTGCATCCCCGGAGCCCACTCCCAGTCTTCGCGCACCACGAGCTTCTTGGCCAGCTCTGCGATCTCGGGCGACATCATGGCTTGGATCCTCCGTAGCGGTGGCCGTAGAAGTCGTAGATCGCACGTAGAGTCACGTCGATCGCTACGCTCAGGATGAGCGAGCCGGTGACGGCGACACACCCCAACTCCGGAAGGAGTGGGATGAAACCCAGCACAAACAGACACCCATCCTCGTTGGAGAGGATGTCCCGGCCCCCGGTTCTGGCCGCGCTGTTCTTCATGCGCCGGTGAAGGGCGTAGACAAGCGCGAGGCGGCTCAGCACGTACCAGATGAGGTAGTAGGACAGGTCAGCAGGCATAGCGAATCTCCTCCCCGTCGAGTACCGCGAGGCCCCGCTCGACCATCAAGCAGGTGTCAGCAGCGACCTTCCCTGCTTCTGAGTGCGCGGGGCCTCGACTGGGGCCGACACCCAACCCCCACGACTGGCAAACCATCCAGCCATCACCGGCAGAGAGCGTCCGGGAGAACACAGATGCGATGGCCAGCGTCGGGCCGATGGGCTCCCGCATCCACACACGAGCTGGGGTAGTCCACTCGCGCCACTCACCCATGAGGTCTTCGAGCGCTGGGAGCCCAGCTCGGGCGCGGCGCAGGCCGGCGACGAGCACCGCCGCAGAGATGTCCGGACGGTCCCCGTTCGCTTCGTCAGCGACTCCCCACGGGAACTGGTCCGTGAGCCGCTGGATCTCCTCCCCCACGGCGAGTCGGTCCGCGTGGGTGGGAAGCTCAGCAAGAGCGTCACTGAGTCGGAGCGTGCAGATCGTCATGGGGCCTCCAGAATCATGCGGATAACGTCGAGAATCCAGGCACTCGACCCGAAAGTGCCTACCTCACCCCAGCGAGGTAGCGTGGTTTCCAGACAGGTGTTGATCGCAGGATCCAGTCGAAGCGTCTTGACGGCCGGGCCGACCTCGACAGCGGCATGTGGCGTCAATAGCACATGACGAATCCCGTTCGTTTCGGTGCTGATCTGCCGCCACTTCTCGCTCCAGTCTGTAACTCCAGGGAACCCCTTGAGTTCGGGGGGGCGGGCCATAGAGCGCAGGACGTGCGCGTAGTCTACCGGGGCCACTCGCTCTGTGTACTCTGTTCCGAAGGGGTCGTGAAGTCCTCGGAACAGCCCCAGCTTGTGCATGTCGTACTCCGAATGGCACAGATGGTAGGTGACGTTGTTCACCGTGAACGTGTGGAGAGTCTTGGGGGTGCTCACCGTTCTTCCCCATGGTGGTCGACCGGCTTCCAGTCCTTCAGGGCCATCCGGTCTGCGATCTGCCCGACGCTGACGGGAGTGTAGTTCCAGCAGTCCACGCCGATGTCGAGTGAGAGGGCGTGGGGGTCGTCCTTGAGATTGCCATGACTGTGCCCGTAGAGCATCCAGGCACCATAGTGGGAGCGGTCCCAGACCCGGAGGGCGTAGTGGCAAAGGACGATGCGCTGCACCGTCTCGCCAAGCTGCACCTTCGCCGTGTGCATGTCCTTGATCCAAGCGAAGGCCGCGCCCGGTGGCTCTCGATCGTGGTTGCCCCGCACGAGGTACTTCGTGCCGTTGAGCTGCTTGGCGATCTCCAAGGCACGGTCCCGCTTGCACAGCGCGAAGTCGCCGACCACGTAAACCTCGTCGGCCGGACCGACTACGCTGTTCCAGCGGCGGATCATCTCTGCGTCCATCTCGTCGGCGTTCTTGAACGGCCGCTTGGCGTAGCGGATCACGTTCTCGTGCCCGAAGTGCAGGTCGGAAGTGAAGAACGTCGCCATCTACTCCTCCGAGCCAGTGAGACGGGCGGCGCGCTCGCGCACGGCATCGAGCCGGAGAAGCCCTCCACGCAAGAGGAGGAACGCGCTTGCTCCGGTGTACGCGCCGAGCACCGCCCCTGCGACGGCCGCGTTGGTGTCCGTGTCGCCGCCCTCTCGAATCTGGCGGGCCAGCAAGAGCGGAACGACCGTAAGCATGTCGTCCTGTCCCGGACGAAGCTCGTCCAGCAGGCGGAGCGCGCGGATGGCAGCTTGTACCGGCTTGAACGTGTAGCCCTGCGCCAAGCCGTCCCAGATGATGAACTCCTCTGAGACTTCGCCGCACTTGAGCGGATCGCGCTCCTGCTTCTCGTGGACCATTTCGATGGCTACGTCGATGCGTGCCCCCTGCCGCAGAAGGCAGACCAACCCTGCGACCATCGCCGAGCTGATCTGGCAGCGGGGGTCGGCATGTGTGATTCGCGAATACGCCATAGCCATCCCCCACACTTCGTCGAAGTCGGGAGAGAACAGGCCGACGACGGCAGAGCGCATGACAGCGCCGTTCGGCGCCGCTTGGCGGTCGCCCAGCTCCCACACTCGCAGAGCCGCAGTCGCGGGATCCGCGAGGAAGTCTGGCTCGGCCAGAACTGCGCGCGTGTGCGAACCGAGTCCCTTCTGCGTCGCCGTCCAGTCTACGAGGCGTCGAGCCACATCTTGTGGATGGACGCGCCCATGAGCCAACCACGAATCCACGAGGATGAACGCTTGGTCGGTGTCGTCCGACCACTCACCAGCCTCGAAGACCTCGTTGCGGCTCGGGCGCTCGACCCGCTCGAAGCTGTACGGACCTCCGTCCTTGTACCGCGCCTGACACCACTCACGGGTCTTGTGCTCCGCGGGGATACCGAGGGCGTCGCCGATGGCCTGCCCGAGAAGCACGCCGTAGGCACGATCGAACGTCATGGAATCCTCTGCGCCAGAAGTTGGATGAAGGCCGACGTCGCGGCTTCGATACCCGGGTTGGATCGCTCGCGGTTTCCGGCGACGTTGAGCGTGGTGATGCCCATTCGGGCCATCCAGTCGGCGACTGCTTCGGCCTCAGCCAGCCAGTCGTGGTCGCCGGGCCACAGGAGGACCTGGACGGGCTTGAAGCAAGTCCGAGCGTGCTTCCGGGTGAGCGTGCAACCGGGGGAGGTGGCGTCGCCGAAGATCAGCGTCCCACGGCTGTTCTGGACGTTGGCGAGGGTCCGGGGACCGTACTGCCACGAGGCATGCTCCACGAGGCCGTAGTCTGCCAACCACGGCGCCCGGCCGGCGTCCGTCCGCCAGCCCTTCGGAGCAGTCCCGCCGGTCTCCCAGCCCGCCGCACGCGCCCCAAAGAGCGCGCCTTGGTCGGCCCCCGTCTGACCTCCGGAAATCACCTTCAGGGAAAGCATCAGAAGTACCGTCCTTTCCGTGGAGTGAGCGGGGGGCCGATGGGGGGAACAGCGAGCACGTCGGCCAGCATGAAGGGTCCGGGTCCAGTGAGGTGGTCGATCGGTCGGCCCATCGCAGTGGCCAGCTTCTGAGCCTCGGGGACGGTCAGGGCGCGGAACTCGTGCATGCCGAGGTTGCGGCCCGCACGAACCAGCGCCGGGTCGATCTTGTCTACGGGGCAGTTGAACGTCACGATGGCCTGCACGCCGGAGATGTCGTTGAGGAGCCCGTCCGAGAGGTTGAGGAGCGTCCCCGTCGCCGCACTGAGGCTCCGTCCGTCAATGCTCACCACGTCCTCCGCATCCTCGACCAGCAGCACCGTGGGGCGCCGCTCCATCCGCATGAGCAGGTCGATGAAGTCGGGCTCGCCCATCGCCGCAATGAGCGCTCGCTGGACAATCAGGAGCCGCTTCTTGCTCCCGAGGAGCCCGGCAAGGTGCCGCACGTAGGTGGTCTTGCCGCCACCCGGCGGACCGTGCAGGAAGGCCAGCCCTCCCCGCTCGTTCTGGAGCCGCGTCAGCAGCGGCTCATGGAAGTCCTTCGTGAAGCCCTTGCCGTAGAAGGTGTCGAGGTCGGGGACGCGGCTGGGCTTGATGTTCACTTCCGCGAACGCGAGCCCATGCTGCGTCCGGACGAGGACACAAACTTCAGCCTTCCGCCGAACCCGCGGCGTCGTCAGTCGGCTGGAAATCTTCTCGATCTCGGGGTGCGCGTAGCTGGGCACCGGGAAGTAGAGTTCAGCGCGACCATGCACCTTGGGGGTGACTCGCCCTGGGTCGTCGTCGCTGCGGAACGCCATCAGCTCCAGAAGCCAGCGGTGCTCCATGTGGACCAGCAGCACTCGGGAGCCCGAGAACCAGACCATGGCCCAATCGCTGTCTGCCAGCCCGCGAAGGAAGGCAGGCGAGAACTGCCCAACCACTCGGGCGTACTGTGAGAGGATGGAGAGGCTGTCCTCCCCCGCCAACGTGAGGCCGAACAACACAGCGCTGGTCGTCCGCTCCTGCATCTCGGCATTGGTGGCCGACTGGTGCGCCTCCACTCCCTGCGGGGCGCGGAGCCACGACGGGAAGCTCTGAACAGGCACCCCCATCTTGATGAGGAGGAGCGGCAGGGTAGGAGCTGAAATCATGCCCTACTTGTATCTACCAGTCTGTCAACTGTCAAGGGCACCGGAAGAAGAAGGCGGACGACCGGCCTCCAACGCCGCCAACTGGTTCTTGGCGTCTGGGCCGAGGATCGAACGGGAGACCGGGATGCGCACGAGGGGCGCGATGGGCATGGCGTTCTTGATCTTCGACGAAGCCGCCGAGTTGCCCTGCGCGTCCAGCACGCCGCCGGTGGGCAGCTCCATGAGCGAACTCGGCAGCACGATCGTCACGGCGAAGACGGCCACGCGGCCCGCTCGTGGATCAATCTGGACCCCCGCCTGCACGTTCTGCGCGGGGCAGAGGATGGCGGCGTAGTCCATCGGGTCGAGGCCCTTCGACTGGAGTTCGGCGATCTCTTCGATGGTGAGTTCGTGGGACAGGATGATGCGCACAGGAGTCTCTCAGGAACGCACACCTGTAACGATGGAAATGTCACTTGACAAGACCACTCGACGGAAACTTCCAGGAATGAACCGCGTCTGCTCGTGGCACCACAGGCGTACACCTCGCGCCGTTTGCACCGCTCGGATCGGATGGTAGCCGTTCATCTTCGCCCACGAGGCGGCGTGGGACAGCGTACTGCGGAAGTCGACCGCGCAGGTCACCCGCGGGCTCGGGAGAGCGGGAAGCTCGGGCGCCCCGTAGCCGACCAGAGGCGCCGCTTGGCTCGCCTGTGGGATGCCTGCCTTGGCCCCCCACGCGCGCAGGAGCTGGCGCACTGCCTGCACGCCCGACTCCTCGATGTCCGCCGCTCCGATGGCCTCGCGCACGATGTGCCGCTTGCCCTCCACGATCTCCGCGAGGCGGTCGTCGATGGTGTCGGGCGCGTGGAGGAACCAGATCTTGGTCGGCCGAGTCTGGCCGATGCGCCGGATGCGGTCTTCGGCCTGCTCTTCCTCCGCCGCCGTGTACCAGCGCTCGCAGAAGAGCAGGTTCGCGGCGCGCGTGAGGGTGATGCCCTCCTTCGCAGCCTTCGAGCCAACGAAGATCGGGACGTCGCCGCGCTGGAAAGCGTCGATGGCTTCCTGCCGTTCCTTCCGGGGCGTGTTGCCGTCCACCAGCACGTAGCGCAGACGGTGCTTCCGAAGCTGCCGGCAGAGCTTCTGGATGACCTCCTGGTGCTCGGCGAAGAGGACGACGGGCTCGCCCAACCGGACGGCGCGTGCGGCCCAGTCACTGGCCGCCAGCACCTTTCCCGCAGCGAGGGTCCGCCGGAGGTAGCCCATCTTCACGAGGGCCTCAGCCGCGAGCGCCTGCTCGGCGAACTCGTGGCTGGGCTCGTCCATCCCGTCGTCTGCGAGCTTGGCGAGGCGGTCCTCCAGCCACTCGGCAAAGTCCCGCTCGATCTTCCGGTACTCGGCGAGTACCTTCGGCGGAAGCTGGACGTGGACGTACCCGCGAGTCTTCGGAGGAATCTCTGGCGCCACGTCCTCCAGAAGCCGCCGGATCATCAGCGGCTTTGCGACCCCGAGCAGGTCGTACAGGACTTGCAGCTCGTCCTCGCGGTTGACGATGGGCGTTCCCGTGAGGAGGAGACGCCCATCCGCTTGGTGCATGAGCGAAGCGAGCGCCATCGACCGGTTCGAGTCAGGGGACTTCGCGAAGTGCGCCTCGTCTGCGATCACACACTTGATTCCGAGAGACACCAGATCGTCGTGGCGAGCATCGAGGAGAGCCCACGAGCAGACGTAGAGGTGGCGGTCTCGCGGGATTCGTCCTGTCTCCCCTTCCACGATGAAGGGCTTGGCCCAAGGGGACCACTTTCGGGACTCGCGGGCCCAGTTGGTCGTCACGGAGGAAGGCGCGACAACCAGCGTTGGCGTGAGACTCGGGTAGCCCTTCGACATCGCTGACAACGCGATGATGGTCTTCCCGACGCCCGGGGCACTCGCGAGTAGGGCACGGAAACCCGCGCGGGCGATGCTGTCTACGTCTTCTTGCTGGAACGTCCGAAGCTGGTTCATAGCACTCGATCTTGCGCTACGGGTGGGCAAGGAACAACCATCACAGTATCCTCGTCCGCTGGAGCCTGCAAACATGGCACTCATCGTTCAGTGGATCACGGATCTCGAAGTCCACAACCAGTCCACCCCCTACGACGGCTTGACGAGCGCCGGCATCGGCTCCCTCGGCATCGTCTCGGCTCCGGGTACGGTTGGCCTGTTCCAGAACACGGACGGAGCCTTCAACTGGGTCCAGTTCCTGACCACGGGCGGCGGTTCTTCTACCTTCGACGCCGCGATGACGTGGTCGCTGGTGGACAACACGGCGGCTGCGTGGACGATCGGGACCGGCGGCCTGACGAACATGCTGGTCTTCAACACCACCAACAACTCCGAGCGGCTCGCAGTCGGCGCACGCATGACCACGACCGACGGCATCCCGAGCGGGACTGCCCGTGTGGTGGGCGGCCTGTGCTTGGCCACGATGGCCGACTCCGGAACCATCACCGGCAACGGCGCAGCGCAGAGCTTCGACCAGTCCTACATCATCCCGGCGAACACGCTCGGGGCCAGCTCGACCATCCGTGTCGTCGCGGTCGTTCGCCGCGTGAACATCAACGCCGCCGACACCGCAACCGTCGGACTCCGCATCGGCGGCACGACCTACGTGACTTCGGCCGCGGTCGCAGCGCTCGTGGGAGAGCGGTGCTACTTGGTCGCAGACTTCACCGCGCGCGCGGCTGCCGGAGCTGCGGTCGCCGTCGTCGGCGCCGGTCGTGCCGGTTGGAACACCGCAGGCAGCTCCCAGCTCCCTTCTGGCACCACCGCGAACCTCGCGACCAACGGCGCGCTCACGGTGGACGTGCAGATCACCATGCCCAACAACGCCAACAACACGGCTGTTCTCGAACAGTTCCGGGTTGACATCGTCTGAGGTCACGCGCTCAGGCGTGCCTTCGGCGTCGTAGCTGCCAGCGTGCGGCCCTTCACGACATCGAAGATCGAACCGTCGGCGATGATGCTGTACGACTTCGGGTCCAGCCCGTTGAGAGCGGCGTAGCGGATCGCGTTGGGGTTCATCTTCTTCACCTGCGCGGCCGTGAACCCGAGGTTCTTGCAGGCATCCGCGAACTGCTCGTCGTTCTGGACGACCTCCGCAGGCCGCTCGGTCTCCGGCTCGGGGGCGGTCTCCTCCTGCTCCTGGGTGGGCTCGGGCTCGGGCTCGGCCTGCGCCGGGACGAAGTCCACCGCGAAGTTCCCCTCGACCTTGAGCGTCCCGTCCGGCGCGTCCGCCCCCGAGACGACGGGGATGCCCCCCGAGTCCGAGACCGTCCCTCCCGAGATCGTGTAGACCCCGTCAGAGAGGCCGCGAGCGAGGCCCGTCAGGGCGTCGTCGTCGGCGTTGTCGAGCTGGCGGGGGGCCGCCGGCTCCTCGGGGGCGGCCCGCTTGCGCGGCGTGGCCGCCTTCGCCTCGCCGACCTCGACCAGCGTCCAGCCAGCAGGGATCTTGCCGGAAGGACGGATCGGGGAGCAGAACAGGACCTGTCCGGGAGCCTTGGCCAGCGCGACCAGCACCGCACGAAGCGTGTCGGGATCGAAGGCGCGGTCGGGCGGGATGAAGATGTTGAGCCCGGCCTTGCCCTCCGAGACCGCGCAAGCGATGGCCACGAGCAGGCGCGCCCACTCGGCGCCAGAGAGCGCCGTGTCGAGCCGGCCGCCGCGCTCGAAGCCGAACTTGCAGACGTCCTTCTGGCCTTCCTTCAGGCGCAGGATGAACGTGTCGGTGGCCGGCAGGTACGCCTGCACCCGCTTCTGGAGGGTCGTGACCGCAGTAGCGAGGAGCCCAGCAACCGCATCCGAGCACGCTGCCGCGAGCTGCTCAGCGACCTTCGCCGACGCCTCGACCGCGCGCGCCTGCACCTCGGTCGCCCGCACCGACTCGTACTTCTGGAGCGCGCCCCGGAGCGTCGAGAGGGTCAAGCGGGCCTGCTCCATGGCCGCACGGGCCTCGGCAGGATCGACGCCATCGTAGGTCGGCTCCGCTTCAGCCGCCTGTACCGCTTGGACCGCTGCCAGAGCCCGCTGCCGCGTCGCCTCAGCCTGCTTGGCGCGCTCCTGCTGGGTCCAGTAGGCGCTGTTCGTCGCGCGAGTCTTGGCCACGCCAGCGGCGTAGAGCTGGCCACGCCGGACAGCGTCCGCAGCATCGCCGCCGCAGACGAGGCACTCAGCCGCGCCTTCGTGCATCGCGCAGATGGGGGCGAGCTTCTCGGCCTGCGCCACCGCCGCGAGCTGAGCGTCCGAGGGGGCACGCACGGGCTCCCCGACTGCCGCGGATACCTCCTGGAAGCTGGCCACCCACTCAGCCGCGCTCGCCCGGAGGGCATCCAAGCTGGCTGCCGTGACGCGCCCGGCTTGGTCCTTCACAGCCGTCTCCCACGCCAGCGTGGTGATGCGCTCGTCCTCTTCGGCCTCGGCGATCTGAGCCTCCGTCGGCTCGGGGGGGAGTCCGTTGGAGAGGCTCGCGCCCATCGAGCGGATCGTCTTGGCTTCCTTCGTGCGGTCGCGGGTGTCCTTCTCGGCCCGGTCGAGCACGCGCTGGAGGATGGTCGTCTCCACCATCCCCACGTAGGGCTTGGCAGCGTCCTCATACGCCTCGACCATGTCGCCGAGGCGCTTCAGAACGTCGGCGCGTGAAACGGTGAGGGCCGCCCGGTTGAGTAGGAACTCGCGCGCCTTGTCCGCGGAGCCGGTGAGGTTCTCCACCACGTCGCGGATCGGAAACTGGACCGGGTGGGCCGGCGTGAACTCTGCCTCCTTGCCGGGCTCGACGGAGAAGCGGGAGACCGCTCCGTCCGAGAAGGTCGCGGCAGCGAAGAGCGTCGAGCCACCCCCTGCGAGGGCCGTGAGCATGTGGGTTGCGGAGACAACGCCCCGGCCCGTGATGTCGCTCGCGGTCGAGCTGGTAGCCAGCTCAACAGCCTGCGTGTACGCGCTCTTGCCCGAGCCGTTGACGCCGACGAAGAGGGTGCGAGGGCCCAGTGTAGCGGACAGGCCGCCCTTCACGCTGGATTCGATGCGGGTGATGGTGAGGTCAGACATGAGAACCTGGCGGCAGAGGGTGGGGAGGAGAATCACGAAGAGGAGGACTGCATCCGCTCAACGAGAGCGGCCGCACAGGAAGGGCAGAGCGGGTCCATGACCGCATCCCCGTTGACGCGGAGCTTGCCCTTCTCGTCGATGTAGCTGCCCTGCTTGCCCACAGACGCCAGCGCGAGGACCCAGCCGTGAGGCTTGAGCAGGTCGACCAGCGCCTTCCAGTCTGCGGGGAACGTCGGGGGGAGGATGAACGGCTTGCCGCAGATCCGGCGCGAGAACGACCCCCGGCCTACGATGCCGCCGCAGCGGAGCAGCACTCCGGTCATCGGCTGGCCGAGCGGGTCTTCGCGGAGGTTGGAGAAGGTGTCGTCCATGGGGCCGTCCTACTGGGAGTAGTTGCGCGAGAGCGTGCAGATGAGCTTGCTGCTCGTGTAGGGGAGATTGCTGAGGTCCCCGGCGGGACAAGCGTCGCAATAACCTCGGTTTCTGCTCGACTGCCCATTGTTGTGGATGCAGGTGAACTTGGCCAGCCGCAGCATCTCCACCCGAGCAAGTTCGAGCGCGGCCTCGGCGTTGTCCAGCTCAGCCTTGGGCACCAGCTTGTCGTACTCTTGCTGCGTCAGGAGGTACTGCATCAGTGCTTCTCGTTGGCGCCGAGGACACCCTTGGCGATTCGCGCCGCGACCCGCGCCCCGAGGGCCTTCCGCGCAGCCTGCACGGCAGTGATCGCCTCCGCGTTCTCCTTGCAGGCAAACGCTCCCGCCTGGAAGCAGGCGAGGCGGTCTTCAACGATGGCCAACAGGTCGTCATCGAAGATGCCCGCAGTCGATTCCGGGAGCCCGCGGGCTCCGTGCTGGAAGCTGATGCGGAGGACATCCTTCGGGCCACCGAACTGGACACCGTAGACGTGCGAAGCACTACCCGCCTTCGGGTCAAGAGGGTCGAGAGCGGCAGCGTTGGAGGGCGAGTGGGTCGGGAGGGAGCGCATGTCAGTCCTGTATCTAAGTGTTCGTCATCCGTCAAGGAAGGTCACTCAATCGAAGGCGGCTGTCCAGAGTGGTGCCGGATCCGGCCAAAGGAAATCTCGGCGTACTCCGCCTCCCGCTCCATGCCGCAGAACGAAACCCCTTCGAGCGCGGCCGCGACCCCGGTCGTCCCCGAGCCCATGAACGGGTCGAGAACCAGTCCGCCCGGAGGCGTGACCAGCCGGATGAGCCAGCGCATGACCGCCACGGGCTTCACTGTCGGGTGGCTGTTCTTCCGCCCTTCCCGTACACCGACTACTTCTGGCGTGCAGATACCGTCTTTGTTTCCTTCACACGGCTTGGCCTCGATGCCTCGTCGGGCACTCGCGCCCGCAGCTTTCCCGCACGCTGAACACCGCTCGATTTCACCCCCTGCGATGTTTCCAGACCCCGCTCGTGGGTTCTTACTTCCTTTGCTGTCCACTTTGCGCTGAACAGTCGTCTCCGCGTCAACCTCTCTGAGGTGTTCGAGGCCCTCCTCGCGCTCTTTCCGCCCGGCCTTGGCCGCGTAGTAGGCCGGCAGGTCGTACTCGGGATCGAAGTTGAGCTGAGGGAAGAACCGGGCAGCGCCGCCACTCTGTGCATCGAGGAGAGCAACGGGGCAGTCAGGAGCGCACTCGTAGACTGGTACCTCCTCGTTCCCGTAGACCGCCGCGTTCGGCTTGCCGTCGCCTTTGGCCGCTCCGACGTCGCCGAAGCCACCTTCCTGCTCTCCGTCAGTCTCGTCCGGTCCTCTGAGGTCGCCTTTGATCGTCTGGGTTCCCACACAGCGACAGTCTGGCGAGTGCGAGAGGATGATGTTCGGCGGCCAGCGCCCGAGCGTGTTCGTGCGCTCGATGCTCTCACGCTGCGCCTGCTGGAAAGCGTCTGCGTCGTTCTCTGAGAATCCAAGGTCTGAACCAACGACCCCTCCTCGGTTTGCCGGGGAAGATTGGGGCGCGTGGACCTCTTCTCCGGCAGCGAGCTTGACCCGGCATCCGTCGATGTTGAGGGCTCCAGTCCCCCACTTCAGCACGTTCGCGGCCACGGTTCCTGCGAGGGGCTTCCGCGCGAGCATGATGGGCTCGTGCGCCGGCTTCAGCGCGGTTCCCCAGCCTTCCCATTGAGCCGCTTCAGGGGTCGCAGGGGCTATCACGGGTACGTCGCAGTCCACCTGCTTGACTCCGACAGCCTTGCCCGGCATCGCCTTCTCGTGGCCCGTCCCGTCCGCTCCCCTGACCCCCCGCTTGTACCCGACGACCTTCCGCTCCAACCCGAGGCGCCGGTCGACAGCCTTGCCGACATTGAGGCTCTTGGGGAAGCCCGATCCATACATCCAAACAAGGCTGTCGCGGATCTCGAAGCCAGCATCCTCCGCGGCACAGACGAGCCGGTGGGAGGTGCGCGTTCCGCTGAACGCTACGATGTGGCCCCCTGGCTTGAGGACTCGGAGGGCTTCGCGCAGCCACGCCTCATGCCAGACCTGCATTGCTGCGCTCGCCTTGTACTCCGGGGAGGATCTCGAAGCTCGACCAAACACGTTGTCCCGCCCCGCGTCCGCGGCGTTGACTGCCCGACGAAAGCCATCCGCATCCGACGGCACGTCAAGTTTGTCCCACTCCTTCCCCATGAACTCCAGACCGTAGGGCGGATCGCACACGATGGAATCGACCGAGTTGGCGGGGAGAGCCTGCATGGAGGCCACGCAGTCGCCAGTGATGATGCGGGCGTAGATCACTTCAGCAGTCCGTTGAGGTTGATGCCAGTGAGGGCTTCGATCTGCGCATTCGTGCGCTCGTCATAGTCGCCGAGGAAGGAAGGGGCGGGGAGGGAGGCGGAGAGGCCAGTCCCCCCGAGGGCGGGGTCGTCGTCGTGGTCGTGGTCGTCGTCATCGAAGTCCCCGGACATGCCCGTCTGGAGCAGCGGGACCACAGGGCGCTGCATGTACCCGGAGAGGGGGTCGGAGAGCGCGTCTCGGCAGAACTCCCGGACGAAGCGGGAGACGCCGCGGTTCTCCAGCTCGCTGCCCCAGTAGGTGAGCGTGAGCTTCTCCTTCGCGCGGGTGCAGGCCACGTAGAACAGGCGCAGCTCGCCCTCGACGTCCGGCCCCCGCATCTGGTTCCGGTCTGAGTTGGTGGCCTTCCCGTGCGGGAGGACCTGCTCGGTGCCAGGGGCGTAGACGTGACCGTTCTCGCGGCCCTTGTACTTGTGGATGGTCGAGAGGACCACCTTGGCCGGATCGGACGGGTCGTCCGTCGTACCACCCCGCGTACACTTCTCCGTGAACTCGATGAACTCGCGGGGCCCCGGGAACTTCTTGGCGATGGAGCAGAGCGCCTTGTAGATGCCAGGCGCGTCCTCGTCAGGATCACCCTTGTTCTCGCGGCGCTCCTTGCCCCCGTCCACCAAGAGCGTCTCGACCAGCTCGATGGCTTGCGGCCACGTCGCCCGACGGAGCTGATCCAAGAGCATCGACAGCTTCCGCGCCTCCGGCGTCGGGCAGGTGTTTCGGAGCGCGTGCCGGATCGACCCCACCTTGCCCAGCTCCTCGCGGATGCGGCCAGCAGCAGCCTTGCCGAGGAAGCGCTTCGGCCGGTCAAGGACGTGATCCAGGGCGCCCATGGCTGCCGGGCTGTCCGAGCGGGACAACGTCAGGTAGCAGAGCACGTCCATGGCCTCGCGGCTGTCGAAGAGCCCGGAGGAGCCCATGACCACCGTCGGGATGTCGCGCAGCGTCAGCTCGGCTTGGATGTCGAACAGGTGCGCGTTGGTGCGCGTGAGGATGGTGACGTCGCCGGGCTTGGGGGCACCGGGGCCCGAGAGGAGCCGCTTCACGTCCTCAGCGATCCAGTTGGCCTCCTCCTCGGCCTTCTGTCCGGCGCGACGGACGCGCAGGGCAGTGCCCTTGCTCGGATGGACCGGCAGCATCGCGTGGTCGAGCGACCACGAGTAGTTCTTCACGATGCGGTTGCCGAGGTCCACGATCTCCGGGACCGACCGGAAGTTGTAGGACAGGTGCGAGGTCTTCGCGTGGAGCTGCTTGTCGGCTTCGAGGAAGATCGCTGGGTACGCGCCGGCCCACTGGAAGATGGCCTGCGCTCCGTCCCCCACGAGGACGATGTTCTTGCCGAGCGCCGAAGCGATCTCCAACTGAACCTGCGACTGGTCCTGCGCCTCGTCCACGATCACCACGTCTGCCAATGGCGGGCCAGACTTCACGAACGCCGCATAGGCGGCCAGAACGTCACCAAAGTCCCAGAACTTGCCCTTGAGCTTCGCCTCGTTGAAAGCCGCGTAGGCGAGAGAAAGGTCGTCGAGCTTCATCGCCGCGACGCGAGGGTCGTTGGGGTCGGTGATGCCCTTCGCCCGCAGGAGTCCCACCGCGGTCGAGTAGTTCCGCGTGGCCTCGTCCGTGTTGACGAGCTTGAGGGAGGTCTTCTTCGACCCCGGGATGGAGCCGTACTGGAGGATCGCCTTCCAGAGTACGGCTGCGTGGGGCACGTCGCCCTCGCGCGACTTTCCCGGCAGGTCGATGTTGCGGTTCATGGGCCACCGCTTCGGCTCCAGCGTCTGCATCCGCCGGAGAGCGAGCGCGTGGAAGGTGCCGATGTGCGTCCGGTTCAGGAGGTCGAGCGGAGCGTACTTCTGGATGCGCGCCTTCAGCTCGCCCGCGCCCTTGTTCGTGAAGGTCGTGGCGACCAGCCGCTCGGGAACAACGATCCGATTCGAGAGGAGGTTGGCGACCAGATGGGCCAGGGTCGTCGTCTTGCCGGCGCCGGCCGCAGCGACAACGCGAAGGTTCCCGTCCGCGGGGGTCCACGCGGCGACTCGGGCCTGCTCGTCGGTCAGCTCGCCGCGGCGAGTTCCCGCAGCGCTTCGAGATCGGTCTTGTTCTGCGGCTGGTGCTCGCCCTTCTTCCAGCGGTACACCGTTCGGACCGAGACTCGCCCGCTCAGAGCAGCGGAGATCGTCTCGGGGGTGTGCCCCTTGCTGAAGAGCTGATGCAACAGCTCGGCCAAGTTCAGTGTCTGGTCCATTCGACATACTTCTACCCGCCCGGCTGTCGGTTGTCAAGTACGAGCGACCAACCGTTCGCCCAGCTCTCGTTCTCGTTCGAGGCGACGGCTACCACCGTCTGGGGCTTCTCGCCCGGCCGCCAGTACAGGACGGGCTTCCGCACGTCCAGCGCGTGCTGGATGATGTCCCGAGTGGCCTTTCCGATGTCGATGTCGGGGACCAGAAACACGTCGTACCGCGGCTTCCGCGTGGTGTAGTCCACGCCCTTCGCCACGTCGTACGTCCAGCCGTTCCAGCCTCCACAGCGCGAGAAGTGTCGCTCGTGGTCGATCACCCCAGACACTACGATGGCATCGTTCCCAATGAGGGCGGTCGCCATCTCGATGGCCTCCTGCACGGCGAGGGTATCGTCCCCCTTCCGGTGCGCGTAGAAGACGTTCACGGCAGCATCCGAGAAGCCGCCGCTTCGATCTGGCAGTAGGGAGCGTGAGGTGCCACGTCGAACAGGAGCGTCCGAAGGACGAGCCGCTGCATCGGACGATCCATCGTCGGGTTCGGGGCGTGTGCCCAGTCGAGAGCTACCGTGAGCCGCTCTTCCCGCTCAAGCAGCTCCGCAGCCCACTCCGTGAAGTGGGCCTCCTCTTCATCGTAGGCGTGAGACGCTGACTGCTCGTCCTCTTCCTGCTCCCCCGCACGCTTGCGGAGGTCGTCTTCCCACTCTTCGAGCGCGTCGAGAGCGGCCCGGACTTTCATGTAGACATCAGACATCCTTCCACGTCCTCCCGATTGCAGCTTCGCCAAAGAACTCGACGCCCGGCAGACCCGGATGTATCCGGCCCATGCACTTTGTCAATACTGCCGCGACAGATTCAGCCTCGCTCTCTGGGACCTCCAGTACGATGGCGTCGTGGCACTGGTTGATAACCCCCGTACCGGGGCCCCACTTGAAGAACGGGACCTGCTCAATCAGGTCCAGCATGGCCATGTTCATCAGGCCCGCGGCCCCGCCCTGAATGGGGAAGTTGACGATCTCGTTGGGGTTCTCCCCGTCGAGGAAGTCGCGGCGGCGGCCCATGACCGGTTCGAGGAGGAAGCCGTTCTCGCGCCACGTCGCGACCTCGCGCTCCCATCCCGCCTCGAATCCCACCGCGTTCTGCACCCAGTTGGTGTGCATGGATCGAACTTCGCGGAGGCTCAGGTTGATGTACGGCAGGTCGGTCGTGCCGTCGTCCAGCTCGACCTCGGTCTCGGTGAGCACCTTGTGGACGGTCTCCGCGGTCCCCATGTAGAGCGAGTTGTGGACGAACACGCCCGAGTCGGTCGCGAAGTTGTGATCCTCGTGATCTACCTCGATGTCCCACACTTTGTCTTCGCCGACGTCCTCGACCGAGACGACAACGTGGTTGACTGCCTCCGAGTTCCCTCGCCAGTACGCAGGGATACCACGAGACTTCCGGTAGTACGACACGTTCTCTGGCGTGCAGCCTGCCAGCTCTGCCACCTCACGGTCGGGAAGAACACCGATCTTGTCGGAGAAAGCATCGAGCTTGCTCGGCTGACGAGGGCTCCGCGGCGCGCTTGGGATTCCCAGCTCTCCGCGAACCCGGGCAACTACCGCGCGGTCGCATCCAACGATCTCCGCAACTTCCGTATCGGACAGGACACCCAGCTTCTCCCGCAAGGCGTGAACGTGATCCGTATACCCCACACGTTTCCCTCGGGGAGGGATCCCGTTCTTCCTGCGGTACATGCCTACGTTCTCGGGCGTGCAGCCTGCCAGCTCTGCCACCTCACGGTCGGGAAGAACACCGATCTTGTCGGAGAAAGCATCGAGCTTGCTCGTATACTGCTGGGGGTTGGCAGCCTTACCGACTTTGATCTTACGAATCGCCTCTTCTCGCCGGGGGCCGTTCCACCGATCTTGCATCTCCCTTCGGATCGCTTCGTGCCACTTCGCGCTCTTCTTCCGGCCCGCAGCGAGTCGTGCTTGCATGTCTGCTGGAAGGTTGAGTCGAAGAGCCGTCAGCTTCGACTCTCGATCCTCCTGCCAGTGCAGCTTCGAGTGCTCCGACATCGACGCGACGTACTCCAGGTTCTCAGGCGCGTTGTTGCACCGAAGCCGATCTCGGTGGTGAACGTGTCCAGGAACCTTAGCCTCCAGCCCAAGGACCTGTCGGTGCTCCCCATTGCGCGTGTTCGTGTTGGTGGCATCGAGCACCCGGTACCCTTCCGACGACGCCCAGCGACGGAAAGGCATCAACCGGTCATCGGGGCGAAGGTTCCCCGCAGCTCGGAACGTACCATCCCGCAGCATGCAGAGATGATCCGGCGTGAGGTCGATCTCAGTGAACTTCCGGCGCCCCTTCTGCCGGTCGTCTCGCAGCTTGATGCGAACAAGGCGGCGCACGCCAGTCTGCATCTTCGCAACGATCTTGGCCGGCTCATATCTCTGCCGCGTGATGCTCCACGCCCACGTCCAGTCTTGCCCTGGAACGATCTGCTCGATGGGCTTGGAGCCTTCTGGGCCGAGCGTGACCACCCGCGTCCCCTGCCGCGCGCAGGCGTAGCACACGCGCTTGGCGAGGTCACGGAGGGCCTTGGCTTCCCCGCTCCACTTCGCATCGGCGTCGGGGAGGAAGAGGTTGCCGTCCCAGCGGCCCTTGGCGAAGCCCTGCGCCCGCTTGAAGCGCTCGCCGAAGACCATGTACGCCGTCATGGCGTGAGGGTCGGCTCCTCGGCGGAAGGCGTCGAGGTACAGCTCGCAGCCCCAGCGAGCCGCGGCAACTCGAAGGTCGATCTGGTTGGCGTCCGCACCGACGAACAGGCGGCCGGCTGGCGCCGCGACGATGTCCTTGAGGCTGGACGGGAAGTTCATCGCGTTGATCGGCTTGGAGCTGGACAGGCGGCCCGTCACGGCGACGTGCGCGTTCCAGCCGGGGTACATCCGGCCGGTCACGGACGAGACGATCCCGAACTTCTTGTCGCCCCGAGCGAGGCGCGACTCACGGTCGGCCTGCTCCTCTTCGTCGTCGAATCCCTCTTCCGCGAGCTGCTCCTGGTAGCGGAGCTTCACGACGTAGGTCCCGAGCTTCTTCTGGACAGCGCGGTAGCGCCGAAGCTGGAGGATGAAGTCCTTGTGGTGCGGGTCGAGCTTGGGGATCGTCAGGAAGCTGCGCAGGACCGTGTCCGACGTGGACGGGTCTCCCGTCTCGGTCGTCCGCTCCTCGATGTCCAGCGGTGACTCCAGCTTCCAGCGCTCGAAGAGCAGATCCCGAAGCTGGGTGACGCTTCCCGGGTTCAGGTTCGGCAGGCCGGACAGCTCACGCAGGTTCGCGAGGTACGTGAACATGCCGATGTACTTCTTCTCCTTGCCGTCCTTCTTCTTCTCCGTGCCGCCGATGGTCAGCATGCGTTCCCACCAGAGCCGGCGCTTCTGGTCCACGGGCATGCCGTTCTCCTTCATGCCGGCGCAGACCTGCGCCATCTGGTGGTCGGGCTTGACCAGATGGGCCTGCCCCCGAACCTGCACGGCCGCCCACAGAGGGTCGAGCACGCGCGCGGTCAGCGCGACGTCGCGGCCGCCGTAGAGCCACAGCTCCTCGTCGGTTTCCGAGCCATATGCGCGCTTCTTGCCCGCACGATCGACCTTCCACTGCGGCGCGTCGGTGTAGTAGGTTGCGACGAAGCCGAGGTTGTGCGGCAGCTCCGACTCCTTGAGTCGGTGCAGGAGGATGCCGTCGAGGTGCCCCGGGATGTCGCGGACGCCGAAGAAGCGACGGATCAGGTGCGAGTCGTACGCGATGTTGTTCCAGCCGAACTTGACGGTCTTGGGGTTCGCGAAGAACCCGTTGAACGCCCGACTCAGCCGCTGCTCCTGCTCCGGCGTGTAGAAGTGGGTCGATCCATCTACCCCGAGGTACGCAACGATCAACACCTCGTTCTTGGTGCCGACTTGGACCGTGCGCAGGTTCGCCGTCAGGGGCTCGATGCCGTCAGTCTCGGTGTCGTAGGTCCAGACCTGCTCCGGACGCGACAGGAACGCCTCGACGAACTCGATCGGAGGGTTGTAGTGGATGACCGGCTCTTCCCACTCGATGGCCCCGTTGAACCACCTGGCCGCTCGCGCGAGGTCCGCACGGAACACGGGCGTCCACCGTCGAGCCCGCATCACGAAGGACGGGTGGAGCGTCGGCAGGATCTTCACCTCGGGGAAGCCCGGCGGAGGCTCGGAGCCAGGCTCCAACAGGCGGAGTCGGCCCTCGTGCCAGTACGCCGTGATCATGCCTCCGCGGAGGTCCATGATGGACGTTGGGCCGATCAGAGCGCGAGAAGCGACGGAGCCTGCCACGATGATGTGGCGGTAGGACTGGATCGACGAGAAGAGCCGCGGCGTGCAGCACTCTTGCGGGGTCGGGACCATCGGGAGCGGAGCGTCGCCGCAGGCGAGTCGGTGCCGGTTCTCCTCCTTGATGTCCCGGTTCCGCTTCTGGATCTTCGCCAGCACCGCCGAGAGCTTGTTGTTCGGGGGTCGACAGAGCAGGACGTTGTCGATGTGGAGCTGGCCGCGCAGGATGCCCACGTTGTGGAGCGCCTGCGTGATCTCGGTGCCGGAGGGCCCGACGAAGGGGCGGCCCTCACGAACCTCGTGCTCGCCGGGAGCTTCCCCGATGATGGCGATGGTGGCGTGCGGATTGGACTCAGGAGGGACGGGAACCCCATCCCGCATGTCGTGGAGGGGGCATCTCCAGCACTGCGCTCCGCAGCGCTCAGGCTCGTACATGCTGTTGGGCCTCTTCGACAAGGTGGGAGCAGAGAACGCAGACTTCCGTGCCCTCCCAGTCCTTTCGGCGAGCGGCTTCGACGTGACCGCACCAGAGGCGGCCCGCTTCGTGTTTCACCGACCGGTCCTCGGGCAGAGCCCCGAGCGTCGTATCAGGTCGAGGGGCAGCGCGCTTGGTCACGGTCGCATCCAGCTTGGGGGGACTCGGTCTCTCCCGAGAGTCACGCCTCCTACGTTCCCCCTCCCAAGGGTTCGTAGACTTCGTGGGCGTTCACGATCCCGGTTGCCCGGGAATGCCTACTGGCCGCCGAGCGCGCCGAGGAGGGCCGCGGTGCTGACGCCGTTGGGCGCCGCCGCCTGCGCGGGCATGGTCACCGCGGGGGCCTGACGGGCGCCACCGAGAGCCTGGGCGCCACCACCGAGCGTCTGGGCGCCCGCCGCCGCCCCGCCGGTCGCCGCACGGGTCATGGGCTGCGCCGCCGCGGCGCCGCCGGCCTTCTCGAAGTTCTCCTTGGCCTTCGACCAGTCGGTCGGGGCCCAGGCGAAGAGACGGTCGTAGGTCTTGCCGTCGGTCTCGTTGAGTTCCTTGCGGACCTCGATGTGCATCTCGCGGTCCATGAAGGCGCCGCGGGCGACCTTCACGGAGCCGGAGCCGATCTGGGCGTCGGTGTAGCCGGCCGACTCCAGCAGCGCGCGCCAGCGCTTCTGGGCGTTGGCCGCCTGCTCGGGGGTCGCGTCGGCGGAGGGCACCCAGGCGTCGAGCGAGCGCTGGACGCCGCCGATGTCGAGGGTGATGGAGATCTTCGGGGCGGGGCCCTTGTTGGTGTTCACGGTGAGAGCACCGTATTCGATGACGCGGCCCTTGTAGAAGCCGGCTTCGAGCTGGGCGCCCGGGGCGAAAGGCTTGACGCCCGCGACATTGATCTCGAAGACGAAGTTGGGATCGAGCTGGGACATGGTGATGTTTCCTTGACAGTTGCAGAGGTCCTGGTCGGGCCGGGCCAGTACGGTTTGTGAGCGAGTAGGCTTAGAAGGTGGAATCTCGGAGCGTGAGGCCCCGCTTGATGACGGCACGGTCGAGCGCGTCCGAGATGGTGAGGCGGGCCATCTTGGGGGGGATGTTCGCCGCGATCAGCTTCTGGTACGCGGCGTTGGCGATCTCTCCGTCCTTGGTCGGGTCGATGAACGAGACAGCCAGCTTGGTCACGATGTCCTCCTGCCACGGAGCCGACTTGTGGCGGCTCAACTGGTACCCAGCCGCACGGAGGATCTCGCCGAGATTCATGGGCGCCGGGTCGCAGACGGTGGAGATGTTGAAGCGGTCCTTCATCACGTAGTCGTTGCTGGGGTAGCAGCGGTAGACCGTCGGCCACGGCTTCCGCATGGGCTCCTGTGCGCACTGGAGCACGATGTCGCACATGGCTGGGAGCTGCTCGGGGAGCTTGCCGGAGAGCATGGGACCGCCGCGCACGCGGGTGCCATCCGGCTTCGTCGCAGGGGGCTGCATCCAGCAGCTCAGGGCGACGTGCATGGAGGCGTAGCGCGCCGCGTCGCGGAAGTCGAGGGTGACGTCGCGGAGCGCGCCCCAGAGCTTGAAGCCGGTGTGCTTCTTCTCCAGCCGGGCGAAGGTCTTCTCCGCAAGGAAGCTGAAGTCGTCCACCACGATGGCGTCAAACTTGCCTGCGTTGGACTTGACGATGGCGGTCGCCTCTTCGATGTCCGTTGCAGGAACGTGCGCAACACCATAGCCCCAAGTGCTGGTGATGCTCTCCAGCGCACCCGGCGCCGCGATGAACAGCCCGTTGGGGAAGGCACGACCTTGGTCGGTCGACTTGCCCACGCCCGAGGGGCCGTAGACGCAGATGAAGGCGGGAGAATCGGGGGTAGCAGGCATCGGCTGGAGGTCCGTTTGGCTCCAGCAAGATGCCCCGTTGGCACCTGCGAAGCCGTGAGAAAGTTCTGAGCGGAGAGAAGATTTCCAGATTGTTCCGTTCCGAGGCCCGATATTTCGACTCTCTACAGAGCCCGCGTCCCCATCTCTCTATTTCTATGGATTAGTGTCCATAGAAACTCGCCGGACCAGTTGGGGGCAGCCGGCCAGACCTCTACGCCCCAAAGGAGAGGACGATTGAGAAGGAAGTGGCCGTAGGGAGGCAGACGGGCGCAGGGTAGGAGACACCGACACAGGAAAGGACGCCGCCGGGCTGATCTTCTCGGCTACCATAGAACAAGGGCACTTCTCCCCAACTGGACTGCGCACATTCCCACTTGAGCGTCCCACGCTGGAGGCTGTCCCACCGATCTGTCCCTTGTACCGTCCAACTCATGTGGCTGACGTTCACCTCGACTGGAAACATGCACCCGACTTGCATGTTGGTTTCCGTCGTGGTGGCTCCTCGATCGAACCCCTGACCTACCTGCCCTCGTGGGCAGGTGAACAGCCGCAGGTTGAGGTGCCGTGGCAAGTCAGCACCACGCGCGAGGCGGTAGGTGCTCCACGCAAACTGTGGCGACAACTGGCCCGGCATGGAAGAGCTGTACCCGCCGTGCGGGGACTTCGCGATCGTATAGCAGAGAAGGACTTTCACGAGGAGATCAGTCTGGAGCGTCCCAGGGGGCGCGTAGTCGGGGTGGCCCGGAGGGTACAGCGTCACAGGAGCCCCCACTTGCACCGCTCCAGATGCGAGCAGGCGCCGTAGCGGTGGAAGCAGGTCAGCTCGTTGGTAGCCGCGGGCCACGCAGAGACTGCCCGGTCCTCGTCTTCGAGCTGAGCGATGCGGCGCTCCGCGTCCTCGATGGTCTGCGGGAACTTGTTGAAGAGCGCCGGGGCCGGCTCCAGCGGAGGCCGCTGGAACTTCCGCCCGCCCTGCGTCTGCACCATGTTCAGGAGCACGCCGCCGAACTTCTCGCCGAACGCCATGGTGCCCAGCCAGCGGTAGTTGATGAGCTGGCCGCTCATGGTGTAGAACTTCGGGTGCTTCACGTCGATCCGGCCCGTGGTCTTGTGGTCGACGAAGTAGACCTTGCCCGCCATCTCGATGGCGAGATCGACTCGCGCGGTGAGGAGCGCGTCCTCCTCCTCCCGCCATTCGCCCGTCCACACGCCCCGTTCGTCGCGGACCTTACGGCGGATCGGACCCTCGACGAATGGATAGCGCGCCTCGAAGACCTCTTCCACGTACAACACGCGCCACTGTTCACGCCCACTCCAGTGCGCGATGTAGTCGATCACGAGGTCTTGTACGTGCTCGACATCCTGCTGGTGCCAGCCGTTCTTCTCGGCCAGGAGCGCAATGGCGGTGGACGGCTCGTGGTAGATGTTGGAGTCGCGACCGTGTTGCGTCTCACGCAACCGCGCGTAGTGGTGCGCGATGCCGACGTGCGTGAGGCTGCCAATCACCAGCGGTCCGTCCTTCGGTACCGGCTTCTCTCCCCCGGATGGCCGCAGGTACTCCCAGGCGTACTTCTGTGGGCACTCCAGAAACGTCTGGAGGCGGTGCCAGCCACGGCGGCTGGGCCCAGGGTCGAGGAGAATCGGCATCCCCCACCCGTAATGGGAGCGCGCCGGTTGTCAATCCCGCGAGGGCGCGTCCGAGCTACTTTCGCTGGCGTCGGGCCACTTCCGGCGGAGGATGCGGAGGTCGATGTCTCCGCCGCAGCGCTTGCAGAGCGAGTTCGAGCACGCGCACGACAGGCACAGCACGTCCGTAGCCGTGCTGCCATAGCTCTGATCCTTGTGGCAGAGGGCACAAGGCCGAGTCGTACAGCTTGCGCAGCCAGCCCAGCCTTGGAGGTAGAAGCAAGACGAGCAGAGCCCGCGCGACATGCGCTCTACGCGCTGGTCGTCTCGCTGGAGACGAGCTGCGCGGTCGAGGTGGTCCAGAACTGCCGCATGGGCAGTCCCGGTCGCACGGAGCATGGATACCTTGTCGAGCTTGCCTGCGTCCTGCCTCACACGATCTCCACGTCCTGCATGACCGTGATGACCACCGGCTTCTTGCCGGTGAGCTTGCGACCGCCCACGTCGATCTGCACGGTTGAGAGGTCGTAGCCCGCGGCAGCCAGAGCGTCCACGAGGAGGTGGAGCGCCGCCCGGATGTCGTCAGCCGCTACGGTCTTATCCGGCGTGGTCTGGGCCGGCACAGGCGCCAACGGCGGCGCAGGCGCGGGAGCTTTCACAGGCTGGGCCAGTGCGTGCAGGCGCCGGAACTCTGCCGTGGTCAGCGAAGTCCACGGCATCCCGACACGCGCCAAGTGGTTCTTCAGCTTCTGCTTGGGGAGGTGGGGGTAGTCCTTCAGGAAGCCCAACGCTACCTCCTCGTGGGACTTGGAGCCCGCGATGGGGTCAGGGGCGGCAGCGCGGGGGGTGGCGGCGATGCGGGCGGCGGGGGCGGGGGCGACGGGAGCCGCGCGCTCCTTGAACATCTCGCGGACGGCTTCGAGGCGCGCTGGGTAGACCACCGTCGGGTCCTGCTTGGACGAGCCGAAGACGAGGATGCCACACGCGCGGCGCAGCAGGGCAAGCTGCGGCGGGGCGATGGTCGGGAACTCCTCGGTGACGTCCACCGTCGGGTCGTCCGCGAGGAACTTCAACGCCTTCTGGAACAGGGAGCTTGGCGGCAGGGTGGCGAGGTCGACCGGCCCCTGGTCCACGAAGAATCCCGGAAGGCCGGTGTCCGGATGGGGCAACTTCGCCTCGTCACACGCCGCGTAGAAGGCGGGCTGGAGGTAGATGCCGCCGCTCTGTGAGTTCCCCAGCACCGTGTCGATCCCGAGTTCCCGTCGAGCAGCTCGGCTCCGCTCCGCGGAGAGGCCGAACTTCTCATGGAGCACATGGAACGGCGCGCTGGGGTTGTGGAGGAGGAAGGTGCGGACATTGGACGGCGTAGCCGGCGGCATGGTGATCTCGGTGTTGGGAGGGGGAGGCGAGAGCGCCGGTGGGATGTTGCGGTCACGGCAGGCGTTTCGGTAGATGGGCCAGTCGAACGGGTGGGCGCCGACGTCGAGGAGTGCTCGGTGGAGCTGCTCGTCGGGCACGTTGAGGAGCGTAGGCGTGTCCTCGACTTCGCGGGGGAATGTCGCTGCGACCTCAGCTCGGATCACCTTGCGGTAGTTCTCGAACGTGTCGCTCGGCTGTCGGCAGGCCAGATCTCGGAGCCGAGCGTTCTTCCAGCGAGCCACGGCGGCCTTCTCGTCGGCCGTGAGCGTAGCTGGGGCCGGTTCCACGGCGGGCGCAACCGGGACAGGCACCGGGTTGCTGGAGTAGGTGAAGCCGGCCCGCCGGAACGACTCGATGCACTCGGTCGCCTTGAACGAGCCCGTCACGGTGGGGACTCCGGCAGCTTTCGCCATCGCCGCGCCTTGCTGGGAGAGGGAGTGGCTCGACTGGGAGATCATCAGGAACACCAGCTCACACCCAGCCGGTATGCCACCCGTCGCGGGGGGCTTATGGCTCCAGTGCCACTGGACCAGTACGGGCCGCCCATCCTTGCGAAACTTCGAGAGGACGTTGGGAAGTGTACGGTTGGCGAAGCCGTTGTCTCCGCCAACCACGAGGGCTTTGATCGGAGAGAGCGGGGCAGGTTTGGAGTCGGTCATGGGGCAATCCTATCCTGGGTCCAGTTGTTTGTCAATCATGTATCTACATTATTCGTCATCATCATCGTAGAACGTCAGCTTTCCAATGATGCTCGCCACGATGGCCTCTTGGTCCTCGATGCCGCCAAGCACCGCCCCCGCGGCCGCGAGTTCCGAGTCGAGGACGATCTTCTCGATGGCGGGGAGCTTGCTGATGAGGATGCCCGCGACGTGCTCGTCAATCGTCTGCTCTGCGATCACGTAGTACACGATGCAGGGCCGGTCCTGCCCTTGACGGAAGAACCTGCCTTCCCACTGCCGCAACTGCCCCGGTGTGTACGGGAGCATCACGAAGAACGCGGCATCCGTCCGCTGGAGGTTGATGGACTCTCCGAACGCATCGCCGGTCCCGACGAACACGCACGGCCCTGTGTGGTCCATGTAGTCGTCTACGATCTGCTGGCGCAGCGTGTCTGGCTGGCCGCCGTGGGCCGCCCAGATCTGCACGTCCTTCCCGAGCACCCGGCGCAGCTCCTTGCCCAGCTCTTCGCAGTCTCGGCGGCGAGCCGTGAAGAGCACGACCTTGTGTCCCGAGCGGACGTGATCCTCCACGTACGAGCAGACGACCTTCCGCTTCTTGCTTGCGGCCTCGGCGAGCTTCACCTCGATGACGGCGTTCGCCCCGCGCGCCTTGGCCTCTCTGATCTCTCGAACGAAGTCGCCAGAGGGCGCGCACTGGTCTTCCGGCGCCACGTAGAGCGAGATTCTCCGCTTCGGCGGGAGGTTCTTGTGCGTTTCAGCGTACTCGACCCGGTGGACGACGTACCGCAGGCGCTCCACCAACTCGTCGGGGTTGCTGATTCCCTTCGCGTCCATGAAGCCGTTGTTGTCGCGATGCTTGTTGCAGTAGCGCTTCTCGAAAGAATCGGCGTTGCCCCAAGCATCCGGCTCGGCGAAATCGAGCTGCGACCAGAAGTCTTGCAGCAGGTTCTTCACGGGCGTAGCTGTCGTGCAGATTCGGCGGCGCACGGATGCCATGCGCGCCAGCTCTCCCCCCGCGACGCTCATGTTGTTCTTGGGGACGATCATGGTCCGCGAGCCTTCGTCCTCCGCGATGAAGCCTCCTCGCGACTTCGCCTCCGCGGCCTGCGTCTCGATGACGCTCCGGTAGCCTTCGACGTCCGAGTCCATATCCGGCATCGAGCCGAGCGGGATTCGATCCCAGCGCTTGCTGGACTTCCCGCGGTGGCTCTCGTCGAACACGACGATCTCCGGTTTGAGCTGGCGAAGGAGCGGCAAGTAGCTGGCGAGCGTGTCCCACCCCACGATCACGAAGGGACGAGATTCGGTTTCAGCGCAGCGTTCGAGGTACCGGTCGAACGTGCTCTCGAACGCTGCATGGATGCGCTTCTGGCGGTCCAGCGCTCGGGCAAGCTGTCTGTCGAGGCGGTGGATGGTGTCCTTGGCCTCCCGCTCGGCTGCACGCAGCCGCTTCTCGTCTCGGGGGGTCGCCCCTGTGAGGTCGAGGAACACGGCAGGGTCGGTAGCCCCGCGGCGGAGCTGCCGCAGCTCGTCTACCCGCCGGTCAATGCTCTCCGGCGACTCCGACGAGGTGTTGCGGAGGATGTAGGGCTGGACCGTGGTGAACCGCGCCAGCTCGCGGGACATCTGGACACGCGCGCTCGACTTGGTGACGAACACGACCGCCCCCGACGTCAGCAGCGCGAGGAGGTACGCCGTCAGCGTCTTCCCTGCGCCCGTCGCGTGGTGGATGTGGAAGCCCGGGAGGCTCGCGCCCTTGAGCAGCGCCCCCTTCTGGTGGTCGAGCAGGAAACCCGGCTCCAGAACGTCTGGACGGGCCTCTCCGCCCGTCCTGAGCGCCTCCTCGACCTGCTCCCATGTCCAAGGCGTCTGCGGAGCCTGCGCCCACGAGACTGCGTGGTAGATGAGCCCGAGCCGATCTACCGCCTTGATGGCGTGCCACGGCGCCCAGATCTGGCCTCGAAAGAACTTGACTCCTGGGATCGCGCAGACGGCAACCCGCGCGTCCTCGGAGAGAGGGCCCGTCGTGAGGTGGGCGTAGGCGCACTTCGGCGGCTTAGGGGGCATCCTTCTCGCGGTCCTCGATCCACTTGAGGACCCTCGGATCCTTCGGCGAGATCGTGAGAAGAAGCGCTTGCGCCCGGTCGAGGAGCGTGCGGGAATCGAACGCGCGGTTCCGTCGCGCCTTGACGCCAGCCGCCGCTTCGAGGAGGCGAAGCTCGACGCGCCCGAGGGCGAAGGCCGTTCGGTTGCGGCGCGTCAGAAGCTCGCTCCGGTTGCCCATGCCCTCCCGGAGGTTCAGGTTCGCCGCGCGGAGAGAGGTCTGGATCTTCAGCTTCTTCCGGACGAGAGCGAGCCGCCAGCGAACGGCATTCTCTGGCTCGCGCAGCTCCGCCGCCATCTCTGGCGAGACTTGCTCGGGCCGCATCGTGTCGTCCTCGACCAGCTCATTGAAGGGCGCATCGAGCAAGGTTGCGACGGTGTTCATGGCTCACAGGTGGAGGGAGGGCAGGCTCCCGGAAACGGGCCTTTGGGTGCGCGTGAAGCGGTGGGAAGCACGCCACCGAACAGAGGAATCACGCGCAGGCTACGTTCCCGGGAGCTTGCCAAGGTGAGAGCCCGGCCAACCAGCGCGGGCGAAGGTGAAAGATGGGGTCGCCAGAGATGGCGTCCCACCCAACGTAACCACTGCACTGCTCGGAAGCCCGCTCGAACAACTCGGCGTCGAGGATCTCCTGCTGACCGCAGGAACCACAAACCAGAAGGTCCGCACAGGTGTCGAGCAGGTCGAGTCCGATCTCCTCCATGAGGTAGTCGATGGCAGCCGCCGTCGCCGGCATCCCAGCCCGGTGGCGGTGGAAGGCACCACAGGCCGGGCACAGCTCCAGCTCTGCTTCGAGGATGCGGCTCATTCGGCTTCGACGGACGAGATTGCCTTCGCCGCAGCCACACCTGCCGGGGTCGAGAAGGGGACGTTCTCCGCGTAGACGCCAAGGACCATCAGCGTCTGTCCCTCGATCTTGTCGAGGACGAAGAAGGTGCCGTTCTCCTTCTGCTTCTTGGTCAGGCCGAGCGTCGGGATGCGCGCCTTGAGGCTGTCAGCATCGAGCGCCGGCACCTCGCCCCAGGTGTCGGGGAGCATGCCGGTGGAACCGATGTAGAACGCAGCGGGCCGGACCTGACTGCTGTAGAGGCCCTCCTGGTACTCCTCGACGTACTTCTTGATCTCGACGAGCTTCTCCGGCAGGTAGTCCGCGAGCCACTTGCCCGAGTAGCCGGTCTCCTTGAGCAGCGCCGTGATGGTCATGAAGTGCTCCTTGTTGTACCCGACGCGGAAGAAGTCACAGATGTACGGGAGGGTGAAGGCATCCACCGAGTTGAGCTTCTTCGGCGGCGTCAGCGAGATCGAGACGCCATCCGCGAGCGCATCAGCGACCGTGAACTTCTCCAGCTCCTTGTCGTCCTTCTTGGCCGTCAGGTATCGCTGCACCGCCGCGTTGGCCGAGTACAGGTCTCCGAGCCCCGCGATGTCCGTCCCGAGGAACTCGACCTTGTAGCTCGTCCGGAGGTCTACCAACCCCGTCGCCACGGCAACGGCCAGATCGGTGTAGGGCGTCGTCGTCGGCGGCGAGAAGTTGAGCTTGGCCGTGAGGTCGTGCGCCGACAGATCGGCCTTCTGCTCGTCCGTCAGGTCGAGAGCGGCCTCGCCGCCGGCCGGAAGAGCGGCGTTGATGAGGCTCAGCAGGATCTTGCAGCCGGCGAGCTGGCTGAACACGTCCATGGGCGGAGCTAGGTCGCTGGCGTAGTCGAGGACCGGAAGCTCGGTCAGGTCGATGACGTGGGGCTGGCCGGGTCGGAAGCCGTTGTCTTCCGCCACACCGAGGGAGACGAGCGATCGCCAGAGGCTCTGGGTCGCCACGAAGATCGGGAGCACCTTGGCGTTGACCGTACCGTCTCCGACGAGGGTGTAGAAGTTGTGCTGGCGCAGATCGAGCTTCTGTCCTCCCACCATCGGGATGACCTTGCCCGTCTTGGCGTCGGTCAGGTTCGCCTTCTGCGTCACGAGCATGTTGATCGTAGCCGTGGAGTTGTTGAACTCGAACGCCGAGACCGAGAGGCAGGTCTGGTCCTCCGTGCTCACCAGATTGTATGACGCGGGGACGAAGGTGGTCTCGTTCGTCTCCGGGTCGGTCACCCAGCTCCCCTGAAGACGCTTCAGCCCGCGCTTCTGGTAGCCCGCGAGGAAGGTGGGGAGGTCGAGAGACCACGAGTTCCGGTGGTGGAGGAGGATGTCGCAGAGCTGCGGGATCGAACACTTCCCTCCCGACAGCCCGTAGCCGGTGCCCTCCGCGGTGTAGACACCAGGACGACCGTAGAGCGCCCCGTCGAGGGCCTCAGCGAAGTCCGCGAGCTGCTCCGGCGTGATGGCCTTGGCGAACTGCCCGAGCCGGGCGTCGCGGGTCGTGACGAAGGCGTACTTCGCGTCGTTGAGGCGGCCGGCGGCCAGCGAGGTACGGGCGAAGGCGTAGATGGGCGTGAGGTCGCCGTTCTCGACTTCCTGCGACTTGCGGTAGGCCGCTTCCGTTACCTGCCGGAAGCGCCAGACCCGCGGCGTCTCGTCGGGGCTCAGGCCGCGGAGCGTGATGTCCTGCGCGGTCCCGTTGACCTTGCGCGCCTTCGGGGCGTAGGCGACCTGCCACGAGCCGTCGGAGTCCAACGTGACCGAAGGCACGGTGCGGCCGGCGAGCAGCTTGGACGTGTCGTGGAGCGCTTGGTAGACGTCCTTGGCAGTCGAAGCTCGGACCATCTTGCCGGAGAGCGCGTTGGCCATTCGATCGAGCAGAACGTAGTCACACCAGCCGCCATAGGCGATGGTGTTCACGAACACGTTCTTGGCCGGGCGCATCTGTTCGATCCAACGGTCGATGGCGCGCTGCTCCAGCGTCGGGGAACGGTCGTTGAAATAGCCGTCGGTGTGGACGCTGACGCCGGTCGTCTCGGTAGGGCGGACGAGCTTGGAGGCGTACTCCAGAGCCTGCGAGACGCAGGTGAACGCGGTGGCGCGGAGCTGGCGGATCGACTCGACGTGGTGGGAGCCTGGAGCGAGGACATCCTGCACGGGCGTCCGCTCGAAGTGGACCGTGAGGTCGCCCTGCGAGGAGTAGGACAACAGGCTGACGAGCTGGCCGGCGTTGGCGAACTCCTCGATGGTCAGCACCTTCTCGACCATCGAGCGAAGCTCGGTCATCGAGTAGTACATGGAGCCGGAGCGGTCGACCACGAGGATGTGGTGCCCGACCTCCGCGGAGAGCGAAACCGGAGGGAGCGTCCGCTCCTCGGCGATGAAGAACTTCTTGATCTGACCAGCGTAGTTTCGGAGGGCGAACTTCATGGGGGTGCTCCGGGTGCAGGATGGCAGGTTGTGGGATCAGGGCGCACGAGTGCCCGAACCCCTGCTGCTGGTTGGGCGGCAGGGGTCAGCGGGCAGGGTCGGCGGGGAGCGCTACTTGACTTCGCGCAGTTCGGACTTGGCGAAGTTCGCCAGCTCTTCCCAGAGCGGGGTGAGCAGGGCGAAGAGCGGCGCGATGAGCTTGACCGAGTGGCCGATGACCGCGTAGCGGGCGGCGGCCTTGACCCCGTCGGCGTTCACCGGGATGCGCTCCGGGAACGTGGCGGCGAGGAAGTAGAGGAGCACCGGGGCACCGTAGGAGAGGCCGCGGCGGCCGAGAGGGGTCTTGAGCAGCGCCGGGTACATCGGCGCGCTGCCGAACTTGCTCTCGATGGTCTCGACGAGGCGGTCGGCCAGCTCGGACGCGAGCCCGGCCTTGATGCCCGTGGCGGTCGCCTCCTTGAGCATGTCGAGGGTTTCGGAAGCGGAGGCGGAGAAGTCGGCGGGGCGGTTGGCCATGTTGTTGTCCTTGCTGGTTGAAGATGGGGCGGCGGCGCCTGCGAGAGCGCCCAGTAGTTCGGAAGTCCGATCTGAGGGAGCACGCAAGACAGAGGTCGAGCGACACCACGAGGAGATCTGCGCGTCGGA